TGGATTTATACCAGGCACTACATCAGAGAGAGTTTTATACATACCGATGGAAAAGTTGCCAGGTGATACTGCAGGTGCACCAAGAGCAATTTTCGAGGGTGAGAGTATACAAAATCATGGCTTTGGTTTGCCTGGTGGTAGTGATAACAATTATGTTGTAGGATGGACAAGACTATCAGAAAGAAGAGCTATACTTCCAACTAAAATAGGCGCACCTACAGATAGGTCAAAGATACCTGGTCTTACTCGTGAAAGAGAAAGAGCACAAAGACAGGTTGCTGGTTTATACGCTGAAGCAATAAATAAATTAAACAGAGAGGCTGTAAGAAGAAATCTAGGTCAAGACGACATTAATTTTATAAATCAATTGTCACTAGAACAAATGCTTACTGAATATGGCGATACATTGGCAGAAATAAGTCCAGGTTTATTAGATCAAATAGATGATCTAATAGTAAAAGTAAGAGATCTTGATACAGAAATAACAAAAGCATCATCAGTGGATGCAAGTAATGTTGTTAAAGTTCAGTTTGCTGATGAGATACAATCTGACATTATGCAGGCAGCGGCAGCTAGAAAACAAAAATTATTAGCAACACTAAGAAAATTACAAGAAGAGGGTAGGGAGTCTACGACATTACCTGAGCTGGATAGAATTGGTAATGCAGCATTAGAATTTTTTGAAACAAACAAATCTGTTTTTAGACCACTTAAAAAATCACAAACAGAGGTAGATGTTTTTGCTGACTCATTAGCAAAACTAGATGCTGAGATTGATGAAATTATAAATAGATTTGTTGAGACAAGAGAAATATCTGATGCAGAAATAGCTAGGGTAAAAACTTTACTAACTGAAAACATAGACGAAATGATAAACGATTTAATCACTGTTGATAATGATACTTACCAAGGACTGTTTCCTGATCTACCATTTAAGAAACGTGAAGAGTGGGCTGATGCATTAATTAAAAAAGATTTATTTGAGTTGGCTTATAGAAAATTTGTATTGAAAGATCCTGATGTGCCTGACTATTATGCAGTGACACCTGATAAATTTGTTATAGATAGATATAGTTTTACTGGTAATACGTCTACATCTGCTGCAGACAGAGCTGCTGATAAAGCAGATCAAATCAAAGCTTTCACAGAACGCGGTGAATTTAAAGGTTCAAGATTTAAAGGTATAGGAATGTCTGAGTTTTATGGAGGACCCAACGCAGTTGATGAAAATGGCAAACACTATACATCAACAATTGAAAAGATTTTAAAAACACAAGCAAAATCAAATAACTCAGAAATGATTATTTTAAACGTGCAAACTAAGTCTGGAGGTTCAGATATATACAGAATTACTGATCAAAATGGTAACATGGTTGCAACTTTAACTGATGCAAGACAAGTGCAAATGATCAGAACTCAAAACCCAAACTACAATGTTGAGGCCATTAGGGTGCCTGACTTGAAAAACACTACACCATCTTTTGCTATTAAAATTACAGAAGAAATGCTAGAACCATACAAAACGCACAAAGCCAAGGGTGGACTTGTTGAAATGATTGATATATTTGAGGTAGCTTAATGGTTGTAGAAAAAAGAATTACAGGTGAACCTACTGGTGTTGAGTCAGAATCAATTACTATTGAAACACCTGATGAGTCTTTAACTGTTGAAAATGTAGAGTTAACAGATGATGGTGGTGCTATTGTAAATCCTATTGAGGATGAGCCTGAGAATGAGTTTGACCAAAACTTAGCAGAGCTTTTATCAGATGATGACCTTAATATGATTTCTTCTGATCTCATAGGTGATTACAAAGAGGATAAGTCATCTAGAGAGGAATGGCACGATGCATACTCGAAAGGATTAAAATTATTAGGATTTAACTATGAGGATAGATCACAACCTTTTCAAGGTGCTAGTGGTGTAACCCATCCTTTACTATCTGAAACAGTCACACAGTTTCAGGCACAAGCTTACAAAGAATTATTACCAGCTAATGGTCCTGTAAGGACTCAGATAATTGGATCATCTGACTCACAAAAAGAAGAACAAGCGCAAAGAGTTCAAGAGTTTATGAACTATCAAATCATGCATGTGATGGAGGACTTTGATCCAGACTTAGATCAAATGCTGTTTTATCTACCACTATCAGGATCTTCTTTCAAAAAGGTTTACTATGATTCTACATTAGATAGAGCTGTATCTAAATTTGTGCCAAGTGAAGATGTTGTAGTTCCTTACACTGCAACTGATTTGGCAAGTGCTGAAAGAATTACACATGTTTTAAGAAGAAATGAAAACGAGATAAGAAAACTGCAAGTTCAAGGTTTTTATAGTGATGTAGAAATTAAAGAGCAAACTGAAGAACCTAATAGTCAAATACAAGATGCAGTAAATAAATTAGATGGTGTTAGAAAAACAGGAAGTGGTTACAGTAATGATAATTACACTTTACTTGAAATACATTGTGAGCTTGACTTACCAGGTTTTGAAGACGAGGATGGTATTAAATTACCTTACATTGTTACCATAGACGAAGGCTCACAAAAGGTTTTATCTATCTACAGAAACTATGATGAGAAAGATACTTTAAAGAAAAAGAAACAATATTTTGTGCATTATAAGTTTTTGCCAGGTTTAGGTTTTTACGGCTTTGGTTTAATACACATGCTAGGTGGTTTATCTAGAACAGCAACTGCAGCTTTAAGACAGTTATTAGATGCTGGCACACTTGCTAATTTACCTGCTGGTTTCAAAGCTAGAGGTTTAAGAATTCGTGATGATGACAATCCTATACAGCCTGGAGAATTTAGAGACGTAGATGCACCAAGTGGCGACCTTCGTGCAGGTCTAATGCCGTTGCCATACAAAGGAGCAGATGCAACTTTATTTCAATTACTAGGTTTTGTAGTTCAAGCTGGTCAAAGATTTGCTACAATTGCTGACCAAAAAATTGGTGATAGTGTTGCTGCTAACGCACCAGTAGGGACAACGATGGCACTTATTGAACGTGGTTCAAGAGTTATGAGTGCAATACACAAAAGATTACATTACGCACAAAAGACAGAATTCAATTTACTAGCTAGAGTATTTAAAGAATTTTATTCACCTATGTATCCTTATGACGTAGGTAAGAATGCAGTGCCAAGTATTAAGTCTGGTGACTTTGATGAGCGTATTGATATTATACCGGTTTCTGATCCTAATATCTTTTCTATGTCACAAAGAGTTACTCTTGCACAAACACAGTTGCAAATGGCTCAATCAGATCCTAATCAACACAATCTGTATGAGGCTTACAAAAGAATGTATCAAGCTTTAGGTGTAAAAGATATAGATGCTATACTACCAGTGCCAAAACCAGATGCACCAAAAGATCCTGGACTAGAAAACTCAGATGCATTGATGGGTAAGAAGCTCATAGCGTTTAGAGGACAGGCACATCAACAACATATTGAGGCACATAGAGTATTTATGTCATCTTTGTTAGTAAGATCTAACCCACAAGCTAGCACTTTATTACAAGCACACGTGATGGAACACGTTTCTTTATTGGCTAGAGAGCAAGTTGAGGCACAAATGAACCAAGTAATTGAGCAAGAAGCACAAAAATTTGGTGGCCAGATACCACCACAACTACAAATGGAGTTTCAAAAACAAGTTGAGGTCCAAGTTGCTGACCTAGTAAGTAATTTTATTAGTGAAATGTTCATAGAAGAACAAGAATCTATGCAACCACAAGGTCAAGACCCTCTAATTTCATTGAAAGAGCAAGAATTACAGCTAAGAGCGCAAGATATTCAAAGAAAAGCACAAAATGACAGTCAAAAATTAGAATTAGATGCTGCAAAACTTGATCAACAAGCAAAAATAGCACAAGATAAGATAGATTCTAACGAAGATATTGCACAACTACGTGCAAATGTTAACCTGGACAAACAAAAAAATTAAAAAATGATAAATGCAGAGGAAAAATTAGCTGATTTTTACGATCAGCTTATGCATATTGCAAAAAATAGTAGTAAATCTGAAGAAGATAGTATACTTTTAGCTGGTGCTATGATGGCCGTGTCAAGAGTTTTGATGTACGAACATCTTAGTTCAAA